ACACGCTATACCGACGGCGTCAAATGGGTTTCGGATAATACCTTAGGCTGGTTAGTCACTCCCCCACTCGAAGAAGTGAAGGAGAGTGTATGGAGACCAATCACCGAACATTCCCGCATCAGCAATGATACAGGGAAAAGTGATTGGGTTGTTGCTTACTTACCGACATCGTACGATACTCTGAAATATTCAGTATTCGGCGAGTTGTTGAGTGGAGTACCAAGTACTTATAGAGAGGCGGTCGTACCATTGCCAATTTTAATGAAAGGATTAACTTCTATGACGTCTAAACCACGTGATGAAGCATCCCGCAGCTCTTTGGCTGCATTGTTGAAAATGGAATTTGGGAAAGACTCAGCCAGGTGGAACAACCACCCTGACTACTTACAGATCTTCACGGATGTGTGTGCAGTCAGCTTTATGGGAGGCTTGGCGTATGAAAATTACGTCAATAAATCTATATCTGCTAGAAAGCAGAGCTACTTGGACAATTTGATTGTCCAAACCTCTATTTTTGAGACAACGTATTGTACTACGTTTTCGCAGAAAATGAGGGCTTTAGGTATTAACGGAATCGGGGTATGGGCTTTGGCTACGTTTTGGCCGCACAAAAGTTGGGTATACAACTTAGTTAAGAAATTTATGGACACCAGACTATCCTATTGGTTAGTTTGGTGGCACCCTATCTATGGAGACATAAGACAGTGGTGGAAGAGGGTGTTTTACATCGTTCTTGCCAGACAATTATTTTCTTTGTTCGTAGATTACCGACGATTAGTCGCCAAACGAGTCGAGAAGCTCAATGCACCCAAGGAGACAAAGATTTTAGTACAGGACGGAAGCCATGAGGCTGCCTTAGCTAAAATCATTGTGAATGTGGTTCCTACTCCAGGAAACAATATCACCACAGACACAAAACCCGCTTCCGTAGCAAAAGCACCATTGCAGGAAGATGAGGAAAAGATGGAAAACCCAGTTAAAGTGAAGGACCCACCTTCTAACACCATGCACATGTCTGACAGGACTAAACCTGTTGGCTGTACGTACCGCATGTTAACTGAGGAACCATCGATCGCGGAGATGATTTTTAATGACAAACACAGTTATGACGGCTTTATGCCTGATTTTTGTGAGGATCATCCCACCGTGGAGAAAATTCAAGAAGATGGTAACGAGTATACCAATCATGAATTCAAAGTAGCAGATCAACCGTTAAACGTTGATATTCCAGACTGGAAATTGGAGACGAGTTGGACAACTCTTATCGAAGGACAATACAGTCAGTACAACCTCACCAAAAGGTTTGTGTCTGAATTTGTAATTGACAACCTTGGTACAGAGACTGGAATGGAGTTAACGGATGACTTCTATTCCTACCGACCCGAGATGCCGCGAACCAGGACCAAATCTGATCCTGAGTTAGCGGTTATCACGAACAAGCAGATAGCGTTGCCTTGCATGACATCTGCGGTAGTTAATCCAAAACAACCAGCCAAGAACTGTTCATTGAGTTTTCTTCCCGGGACAAAAACGGAGTTGGATCAGAGTTTCCATCTCATTGGGCCTTCCTTCATTGGATGCATCCCTGGTGTTTTTGCAAGTACTGAACACAATGCCACTACGGCATTGCTAAGTAGGCACTTGAAAACCGCTCCTTTTGGACCGGAACACGAGAGATTATGGAGAGAAGCGCGACGTAAGGTTTTACCTGAGATATACAACCTTACTCAGCCGTACTACCAAGTTTGCACTCGCGAACAATGGTTAGAGGGGACTGACCCCAAGAAACGCGAAGATTATCAAAAATTCTTGGCACGTGGTGATGATTTGGATTTCAAGAATCCCAAATTGCACACGCGCCAGTTTTTTACAAAGACGGAGGTACAGATACCACCCCCAGGAGGAAAGCTAGTTAATAAAGCACCCCGAGGGATCCAAGGATTGAAAATCCCTGCTACTAACATAGCATTGGGACCATTCATCACTGGAGTGAGCAAAGCGTTTAGCGCAGTGTTCACGGCGGTAGATATCAACGCTTCTAAGCGCGATTGGGCAAGATATAATTACACAAGTGGGTCAACTGCAGAACGCGTTGGCCAGTGGAAATATGATATGGAAAAGCAAGGATACAGCTTTCTAGAAGATGATTTTTCTGCTTACGATTCCACTCAAGGAACCGGGGCGCACCAGACGGAGATGGAATTTTACAAGAAATTCTCACCACCGAAATGCGCTTTGAACGCTTTGGAACAGCAAGCCCAGACCAAGGGTTTCTCAAAGTATCATAAGTATTCGGTAAAATCGACTAGGAAGTCAGGGGACCAGAACACCGGTCTAGGAAACACTGAAGTGAACTTTGTAGCACATGGAGGAGCAATCCATGCGTTTGAAGATCTTCACAAAATCAAAATCCCATTCTCAATGCTTGGCTTGGGCGATGATAATCTCATCGCCTATAAGCTACCGGCATCGGTGAGTGACGAAGAATTTGTGAAATTCATTGACACCTATATACGGAACTTAGGACTGGAACCAAAGTTATCTAAACCGGCGTTTCCGACGTATTGCAGTTGTGAATTCCTCCCTATCAGGAGGATGATCGGCGGCAAACTGAAGAAATCGTACGTTTTGTGTCCAAAATTGGACCGATATCTTACCAAAATGGGATATACCACGAGTTACGTAGGTAAAACTTCCAAATTAACCCAAGGGCGGTTGAGGGGTAATGCTTTAGGGCAAACTATCCTCCAACTGTTACCCGTCGGGCGTGTAATTAATAGCTATTATGCTAATCTCTCGGAAGATAAAGTTGTGAGTTCTGTATCAGGAGAATGGAAAAGCCACCATGCGGTGGAATCCATTACTCATTTACAGCCTCGCGATGTGGAAGCATGGTTCGAACAGGTTTACGGCCTCTCTAAAGAGGAGGTCGTGGAAACTGAACGGTTCATGAGCACAGTTATTGCCAAAAACAATGGTGATTCCTGCTTCTACTACCATCAAAATGTGGCCAAACTGTTTTTACACAGACGGTCATAGGCTTTCTTTCGGTAACGGCGAATTGGGTGACTTGAATAATCACTAATACAGCTTGGCAACTGCGCCGTCCAATGCCAATGTCATATAAAAATGAACAAAATGCAAAGTAAAAAGAACGTTTCCAAGAAACAAAAGAAACAAATGAAACCTCAGAAGAACGTCCAGCGTTCTGGGGCGACACAAATGGCACCCACAGCTATCAATAGGAGTTCAGTCCAATCAGGAAGGAACTCCCAACGGTACAGGGAGTGTGAGCGCGTAGGATCCATTCTCGGATCCAACGCTTTCTCAACTGCTTTGTCGCTACAGACCAATCCTGGCTTGAGTAATTCGTTCCCTTGGTTATCCGGACATGCTAACCTTTTCGAGAAGTACAAAGTACACAAACTTGTGTATCGGTACAAAAACTTGAAAGGTACAAGCACGGACGGAAATATCATCTTATCATACGACTACGACACACTAGACAGTGCGCCTGGATCTGCCATTGCGGCGACCCAGTCTACGCACTATATAGATGGAGCTCCATGGCGTATTTTCGAACTTCGCGTACCTACCGATGGTCGGATCCTGTTTACAAGATCTGGCATAGTGATAGGAACCGATTTGAAAACATATGATATGGGACAAATACACATTTCTACTGAAGGTTGCGTTGATAACAGCGTCCACGGTTATTTAGAAGTTGAATACGATATCGAGCTACTCGACAAACAGCCTTCGTCTGTTAGTCCGACGTCTGCCGGTAACGTTTCTGTCTATACAATCGATGCTAACTTCATCGCTCCTCCTTTGGCCGAGTCCTTTATGACGCTGACCCCTATTTCAAACTTGCTTAATGTGCAAGCTATTGGTACAGGGTTGGTGTTGCCGGCCGGCAATTTCTTGATTGAACTCAGAGCTATCGCAGATAGTGGCTCGTTTGCGATGCGACTGACACTCGGCGGTGTACCCAATGCCTTTGCTTCATGCGAAGGTCTTGGTGTCACCGGAGGCACAGCCAATATGATTGGCTTTGTCTCAACCGTCTTCGTATCGCAAGGCACCGCTCTAGAACGCACTGTTGAAGTGTCTGTTCTTCCGTCTGGTGTATTCGGGACCACAATCTATCCGTTTAATGCTTTCTGTTTAACAATCTCTCGAGTTTAACTCTCAACTACATTTATCACTATAAAATGACACATTCACATTCACGTGTTTTTTACGCACTTGAATTGTAATCACAACACTCTCACATAGTAAACG